ATGTCGGTCTCCTGGAACCGCGCCAAGTGGCTCGAAAGCACCTCTTGATACGCCTCCTCCAAGCTCATCCCCGCCGCGAGGAAGTGCTTGACCTTCGCATTGAGCCCGATGGCGTGGCGGACGATGTCCACCTTCACCCCGTAGGTGCCCATGCGCACGCGCTCTTCGTTGCCTTGCAGCACCTCGGTGCCGCGCCTCGGCATGTGCCCGGCATTCGCCGACACGCTGAAGTTGACGATCTGCGCGCGCCCCGCGCTCAGCTCGGTTTTCTTGAGGAACGGCATGCGCGAGCCCTCCGATCCGGTGAGTTGGCCGTGAACGCTCTTCGTGGTCGCGCTGACCATGAGAAGCCGCGAAAACGCCTCGCCGATCAGCTTGCTGCCAGCGGCGGGGAACGCCCCTGTGTTGATTGTTGAAATGTTAGCCATTGTGTTTTCTTAAACGGGTGTTGCCCGTCAATTTGTCTCCTTGAATTATTGGTTTAGTCCTGCGGTTTGCTCCGTGCCCATCGGCTCCTTATGCGGCCAGGAAGCGGGTCTTCATCGTCCCCGGCCCGATCTCATGCTGGCCATATCGGCGCATCCATGCGGTCAGTTTTGCGGGGTCGTTTCCGGCCTCTTCCAGCTCCGCCTGCGGATTCGCGGGTGCGGATGTTTTGCTGCCTTGCTGCCCGCCGGACGTGCCTGACGCGGGAACCAGCGCCTGCCTTTTCGGCGGCACCTTCTTCTGTTCCCCTGCTGGAGAGATTGCCCCTCCCTTGTGCTTGGTAGAGGGAATACCAAGCAAGGCAGCCTTTTCGGCTGCCAAAAGTATCGGCCATCGCGGGTTCTCGAAGAACTTCGGGTCGCTCTCGCGCCTGTCCTCCACCTCGTCCGCTATCGCCTCAAAAAGTTCCGTGCCTTCCTTCTCGGCATCCGGGAAAAGCGCAATCGCCTCGGCTGTGCTCGTCGCAACCGCCCGCTCGGCATCGCTTTGAGCGCGCGCCGCGCTCCCGGCCTGCGCGGATTTCATTTCCCGCAACGCCCACTTCGCATCATCGAGCCTGTCCCGGATCTCGTCCGCCTCGTCCATGCGGTATTCCGCGCGCAACGCCTTGATCTGCGCTTTCATCTCCTCGATCTCCGCTTCCTTTTCCGAGATTCCTGCTTGCGGCGGCGGATCTTGCGCTTTCTCGGCGGCTTTCGGCACTGTGCGTGCCCCGTAAACTTCAGCCTCCGCTTCCGCTTGGGTTTTTCCCTGCGCCACGAGCCCGGCCACAACTCCCGCCTGCGCGTCCGGCACGCTCGCCCCCTTGCTCACAAGCTTCAGCACCTCGCGCTGGCTCTCGCTCAAATGCGCAATGCGCACCTTCACCCGGTTCTGGCTCGTCGCCGCTACTGTCTCCTTGGCGTCCTCGGCTGTTTCTGTCGTTTCCGCCGTGGATTCCGTGGTTTCCTCCGACGCATCTTCGGGCGTCGAGGTCTCCGCAGTTTCCTCCGTCTCCGCAGTCTCCTCCGGTTTCTCGGAAGTAAACTTTTCGGGGTTGCGCAAAACGGCCCGCAGTTGCTCCGCATCCGTGATCGTGTTCAGGTCCACATACTCGGGTTGTTCAACCGTCGTCTGCGGCTCAGTGGGTTCGCTCATATCCAGCTTCCCTGATGCGCGCCGCGCAACGCGCAAGAAAAAAATTCAACTATTTTTTGTTCGGGGAGTAGCCGCCTCACCCCTGCTCTTCCTTCCACTGCGCCAGCACAACCAGTGCCTCGGCCTTGCGCCGCGCAACGAGCCCTGAAAGCTCTCGCGCCAGCTTCAGTGCCCGGTGATGCTCCGCACGCTCGCGCGGCTTCTTGGCAACATCCGTCCCGCACCGGTCGTGTTCGGACTCCCGCTCGGCCAGCTCTGCCAGGAACACCGCCCGGAATGCCTCGCTGCCCTCCAGTTCCTCGCACCACTTGCGCAACTGCCCGGCCTCGCCCGCTTCCTCCCGCGTGATCATAATTGCTGCGGAGGCATCGGTTGCACTGGCGGGATCGGCGGTTCTCCCGACTCTTCGCCGGGCGGTTGCGCGCCCTCGGAGGCCTCCTCCTCGACCGGCGGGAGCGTGGAGGGCCGGTAGCCTGCGGCTGCCTCCATCTGCCGTCGGATGTCCTCCGGCGCGTCCTTGTAGTTGAGCGTCTCGGTGAACCTCTCGCTCTGCGGCGGCGCGCCCTGCGGCTCCGGCGGCAGCGCGTGTCGGAGGATCGCATCCGCGCCCGTGATCCGCAGCGCCTTGAGCACCTGGATAAAGAGCGGCCTCACCTGATCTTTTTCCGATTCCGGCACGTTGCCCACGTATTGCATCACCGCTTCGATGGCAGCCTTCGCGCTCTCCAGGCTCTCCCGCTCGTGAAGCCGGGTCATCAGCAAGCGGATGTTGAGCTTGAGCCCCTGCACATTGCGCGCATTGAGCGTAATCAGCTCCGTGGCGTCCCCTTCGAGATAGGCAAACGTCTCGTCCTTGTTCTGGTTCGAGTAGAGCACAAGCGCCGTGATATTGAGCGTGTCTTCCAGCCCGTCCTTCACGCACTCAATGGGCAGCTTGTGCAGCACGCTCCCGCTCATCATGATGCTCTGCACCCCGGTAGCCGTCCCGTTGGCCGGCAGGTTTGTCACCGCACCTTGCGCCGCACCAGTCACACCGCTGCGCACTTGCGCCATTTGCATCACCAACTCCAAAATCTGCCACGTCCGCGAATCGAGGTCCGGGAAATCCGGGAACTGCACCGCCTGCGCCGCCGTGTAGTCATTGTTCAGGTGGTAGGCTTTGCTCGCCGAAATGATGAAATTCTTCGCAACGTTCGCGTCCTTGAACGCCTGGTCCCGGATAAACATCGGCGGCGTCGCGTGGATCTTGTTGCGGTAGATGATCGCGTTGAACGTCCGGTCAATAAAATCCCCCTGGTTCTCGTAAATCTCGTGGTATCCGCGCCCGTGCCAGCGACCCGGCACCGGGCATGGCACAATCGCAGAAAATGGCGTGGCCGCCCCGGGGACCACGTTCGCCCAGTAGTCGCACGCAATCACCACCTCGCTCTGCCGCTCGACCAGCGCGAATACCCGCCGCATCTTCCCGGCCACTTCCAGCCGCACGTAGCATTCCAAGCACTCATATTCCGGATCCTCTTCCTCCGGGTCCAGCCCGGTCACTCCCTCGCCCGACTGCGGTGCCTTGGCATCGTTCTTTGGCCGCGCGTCCGGCTCCCCGATGGCCGCTTCCACCTCGGCGCTCATCTCATACCTCGCCCGTAGCTCGCTCCGCCGCAATGAAAGCCGGTGGAACGTCGCGCCACTTTCCGACAAATGTCGCACGTTGAGCGGTGCAACAAAATCCCCCGCCTCAACCAGCCCGACATCCAGCCCCTCGAAAATGACAGTCGTGTCCTCGATCAGCCGTTCCTGGAACGTGTCCCCCGGCATTTGCGACACAACCGGGCTCTTGCAATAAACCTGCCCTCCCGGCTTCCCATCCGGCCCCGCCAGCGTCTGCAAGTCCGCCTCAAACCAATACTCCCCCGACGCCCCCTTCACCGGCACGCCGGCCTTGTCGCAGAGCACAGGCACCGGGCTCACGTCCGGGAGTTGCGCAAATGCCTGCCCGTCCTCCGGCTCCGCCATCGGCGACTTTGCCCACAGAGAACCCAGATTGTAATCGTCCAAAAAGATGAAATCCCCGTTCTCGTCAGTCACTTCCTCGCCCCCCCCATCGCAGAGCACAACCGATAGGATGTCCGCCGTGTCCACGTCCCGCCGCCATGTGGTTTTCAGCACGCCCTCGCCCATGTGGTATCCGCGCCGGATCGCCTGCCGCCCCACCGTCTTGAACCTCGCCTCCCCCAGCTTGTGCCCCATGTGCTTGGGTAGCTGCTCGGAAAGCAATTTGTCCGCCGGACCCTGCGGAATCACCGAAAAGAATGGATCGCTCCCGAAAATGTCCTCGCAAGTGCGCGCCACCATGAAATCCGCCACACCGTTGATGAACTCCAGCGGGATGTTCGATTTGCTGTAGATGCTCGTCTCGTCGGTCGTCACCCTCTCCGTGTAATCCCCCTCGCTGAACCTCTTAAATTTCGCACGCTTTGGCAGAAACTCCCCCTCCATCCCCTGCCGGTGCGCCCGGTATTGCGCCACCATCTGCCGCCCAAGCTTCCGCATTTCCTCTTCGTTCAGCCGTTTCCCAAGTGCCGTTTCCATAAGTTGCCACCCCCACTGATGCGCAATCCCCAACGCGCAAGCAAAAAGTGCTACCGCCCGCACTCCGGGCAGGGCGTTTGGTTTGAAGGCGACAGAAGCCGA